ACCCTCAATTTTAAAATCGATATCCGAATCGTTAATGTGAGGTAACTTAACGCTAATGCCCATTCTTTTTGCTTCAATAAGATATTCAGTTCTAGCATCTTTGTCCTTTTCATTTTTTAAGACTGAGTACATAAACTCAAGTGGGTAATAATACTTTAGCCATGCTGTCCAATATGACAGAGTTGAATATGCTACTGCGTGAGACTTATTAAACGAGTACCCTGCGTGAGCCTCAAAGTCATGCCATAGATCACGAGCAGCGTTAGGAGAAATAAACTTAGATGCACCTTCTACGAACTTCTCTTTAAACTGATCAAATTCTTTAGCATCTTTTTTCTTTCCAATGATCTTTCTAACCTTATCTGCTTCCGACATGGACATACCGCCAAGGTGTACGCATGCTTGCATAACTTGTTCCTGGTAAAGAATACAGCCATAAGTGTCCTCCGTAAATTCTTTTAACACTTGGTGTGTGTAAGATATATTTTGACGACCATGTTTACGATCAACATAATCTTTTCCAATAGTGTTCATTGCTCCTGGACGAACAAGAGCATTTGATGCTGCAAGTTCGTTTAAGTTTTTAACGCCCATCTTAACAATAAGGTTTGTATATGGTGCTGCTTCACACTGGAACACACCTTTTGTGTATCCATCAGATAGCATCTGATAAACATTTGCATCGTCCATCTTAATCTTAAGAAGGTCAATCTTTTTTCCATCTCGTTCTTTAATTATATCAATTGTGTTCTTAAGAACTGACAAAGTTTTAAGACCCAAAGCATCAATCTTAATTAGGCCAATTCTTTCAGCCTCTTCCATGTCAACACCAACTACTGGGATTCTTTCATCGGAGCCAGTAGAAGATCTTGTTTCAAGTGGTGCAAATCTAAAGATTGGTTCTTTGCTTGTTACCACACCTGCTGCGTGAATTCCTGTACCACGAATGCGACCACGAAGTTGTTCTCCATAGATCTCTACTTCTGGATACTTCTCACGAAATTCTCTGGTTGATTTTGAAGTACAGTAATCGTCCCATGAATCTACTGTCTTTAAAACCTTGTTAACATCTGATAGCGGAATGTTAAGGACTCTTGAAACATCTCTAACAATTCCCTTTCCTGTAAACTCAAGGAAGGTAGCAATAGATGCAACATGTCGATACTGTCTAACAAGATAATCTTTTACTTCTTCACGACGGGTATCTTGAATATCTGTATCAATATCAGGAAAGTCGTTACGATCTGGATTAATAAAACGAAAGAACAAAAGTTTATGCTCAATAGGGTCAATGTCTGTAATCTTTAGTGCATAGCAGACAAGCGAGCCAGCAGAAGATCCACGGCCTGGACCGACCATAATGTCTTCTTTCTTTGCCCAGTTGATCATGTTGCTTACAACAAGGAAGTATGGGGCAAACTTTTTATCTTTAATAATCTGCAACTCTTCTTCAAGTCTATCAAGATACTCTTGGTTTTCTGACAGGCCTCTTTCCATAAGACCAGCAAGGGATAACTCCTTTAACTCTTTATCTGGATTCTTGTATTGTGCTGGTAGAAGATCTAGTCCTTCTTGAATTCCATAGTCCCCCACTTTTTCTGCAATATCTAAAGTGTTTGAATAAATGTCTGGACGATCAATGCCTTGAGCCTCCATTGCAGATTTCATCTCTTCATATGAAAGTAGATGAATGTCAAATTTATTAAATGTAATCTGTCGATCTTCGCCATAAAGATAGTCTAAACGCTTCATCATGTCTGTTTGCTTTTTTGACTTTTCAAATGTATGCTCTTTGTCAATCTTTACATGTGTATTAAGAAGTAATTTAAATTCTTGAATTTCTTTTTGATCTGTGTGGCTGTGATGGCAGTCTGGTGTTACAACAACCTTTACTTCATACTCATCTGCCAAGGCAATCAACTGCTTGTTTATTTCTGCAGTATTATGTGGCATTACCTCAACATAGTAGTCATCATTAAATACACGCTTAAACCATGCAATATAATCTTTTGCTATAGCAAATTCGTTATTTTCAAGTGCCTTAACTAATACGCTACTTGGGCATGCAGATGTTACAATAATGCCTTCAGAATATTTTTCAAGTATTTCAAAGTCAAACCTTGGCTTCTTAAAGTATCCTTCTGTCCAAGATATCTCGCTGATCTTATTTAAATTCTCTAAACCAATTTGGTTCTTGGCGAGAAGTACTATATGGTTGTAGACTAAATCTAGATCTCCATCTCGTTCAGACTTATCTCTAGTATCAAATCTATCTTTACACATATAGCCTTCTACGCCAAGTATAGGCTTAATACCCTTTGCTTTTGCAATACGGTGCAGTTCCCTATGCCCAGATAAAGTACCGTGGTCAGTGATGGCAATTGCTGGCATCCCTAACTCAACTGCACGGTCAATGTATTCTTCTGGAGTAGCAATCCCGTCAAATAACGAGTAGTGAGTATGTACGTGTAAGCCTACGTAAGACATCTATTACCAGTCGATGTTGGTGCTGGTAACAGAAGGTGTGTCAAATCCAAAGTAGAATGCTTCTTGCTCTGGATATGGAACCTCACGAACAACCTTTTCTAGGTTGAAGAATTCAAAGCCATCCCATGCGAATGGTTCTGAATCTGGCTTTGATGGTAGAAGTGTGTAGTTGGTTTCAGTTCCCTGACCATTACGCTTTAACTTCCACTCAAGGTTTGAAATGCTACCTGTGTCAAGTGCATATTCACGGATATTGTTAAATGCTGACTGCTTAGAAATTCCTTGTGACCAAACAGCAATGTATGGATCTTCTAGCCCATCGTTCATTAGAACGTTACAGTAGAAGCGCAAACGTGCTCTCCAACCTGACTTTGGTTCCTTACGTGCCATCTCGCAACCGAAGCATCGTCCTTCTGAATCAATTGTGCATGCTGCCTTGCGCTTGTAGTCCTTTGGATTTGTATGCTCTGAAACCACCACAGAAAGGCCACGGGCCTCTGCATAGTTTGCTGAGTCTTGATCTAGTTCTTCTACAAATCGAATCTTTCCTGATTGTCCATCAGATAGTTTTACCCAACGAACCTTTTGGCCTGTTCCTTCGTACTTTGGTTTTTCGAGCAGGGCGTTGATATCTTTTAATCCCTTAATTACGCTCATATATTTCTCCTTTGTTTGTTATATTAGTTTAGCATAGACTGTATAGATTTGTCAAACTGGAAGTCTAAACCCTTTATTTCTTCATCAGCCATGTCGCCTATGTCTTTATATTGTTTATCTAATTTAATAACAGAAACACGAGAACCAAGTTTTTCAATTATCTTAGTCTTCATATTTCCTCCCGCCTCATCATTATCAGCAATAACAATAATGTTATTGAAATATTTTTGAAGCAATTCTATTTGTATGTTTGAGACATTTGCCCCAAGAGTTGCTATTGCTGGGAAACCAATCTGGTCAAGCCTTATAGCGTCAAAGGATGATTCTACAACATATACTCTGTCTGCTGTCTTTACTCTATGTAAATTAAACAAGGTTTTTGCTTTTGGTAGTCCAGGAGTATTCTTAAATTCTTTTCCATCAATCGATCTTCCAACAAACCCTACTGGCATTCCATCTGGACTATGAACTGGTACAGTTACCATATCTTGCTTTTCTGAATAGCCTAAAGAAAATTTTGACCAAGATGATGCTTCAAGTTTTCTATACTTAAAATAATCTTTTGCTCTTTCTGATAAAAGCAAATTATTGTATAAACGTTTTAATATTAACTCATCAAAAGGAACAAAGTCTGGCTTTTTGTATAACTGTTTATTAATTTCTTGTTCTAAGTTTCCCTCTTGCTCTTTATTTTTGATAAACCTAATTGACTCAAAATATGTTCTACCGCTAGTATGCATTATTAATTCAACAAGGTCAGTAATGTGTTGACAGGAAAAACAAAAAAACTTTCCAGTTGACTTATCAACTTCTCCTGCTGGTGTTCTTGTATTTGAATGGAAAGGGCAAAAAATAATATAGTCGGAGTCTACTTCTGACTCAACGCTTATACCTGCTCCTGCGAGAACTCGTTGGATCTGTTCTTTTGTGTATATATTGGTTTGTTTCCGTCTATCCCTGCTATCCATTCGCTTTTCTTTCTCCCTACGTATATAGCATGCACTGTTAGTGCAAACTGAAAACTTCTCTTCTTCTCATTATAGTCTATCGTAAAATCTGGTTCAATGTCAATCCTTGGAACATATCCTGACAACTTCATCTCAGAGACTAGAAGTCTAACATATTCTAGTCTAAGTCTACCTATAGCAGATTCATCGTGGATGACTCCATCTAGATAGAACTTCTTGATCGGTTTGTGATGATAATTTGCCATAATACATATTATAACTAGTTATCTTTGTTTTCATAGTCCTTGTATCTATAGTATCCCTTATCAAAATCAACCTGCACTAGGAAATCCCCCATAAAACCATTACGGTTCTTTCTAAATGCACATTCAATAATATCACTATTTGTTCCTCTACCAAGAGCAATAACCCAGTCTGCATCATATGCAATCTGTCTAGACCAAGCAGTCTGCCCCAAAGTAGGAACAGAACTAAGGTCATTAACATCGTCTGGTGTGGCAGATGATATAGCAATAATAGGAACCTCTTCACCAATAGCCATTAGTTTAAGTTCTCTTGAAAGGTTCTTCATTCGTACCGTTTCATTATCTGACTTCTGATTAGGAGCCATCAACTGAAGGTAGTCAACGATTACAAAGTCTGGCTTATACTGATCAATCTTTCCACGAAGAACTGATGGGTTAATTTCTCCACCTTGGTCGTTAGAAATAATATGAAACTCTGGCTTACCCTGAAGATGCTTTGCATGCCACATCCTTAAGGTTTCCATCTCAACCTGACCATTACTTAACTTTCTGTGTGACCAAAGTCCTTCTCCCATAATTGTGAATACACGATTACGAACTTCTGTTTCTGACATCTCAAGAGAGATGACAAGGGGTGTCTTACCCTGTTTCCAGGCCTGTACAGCGAAGTATAGGGCCATCCACGACTTTCCTATGCCTGGGTATGCTAGAAAGACTCCTAACTGCCCTGGCATAATTCCAGAAGGAAGATAGTTATCAAAACCTGGAAGGTTTGTTTTAATGCCAACATGGCCTGCTGCTTGCTGAACCTTTAGGTTTTCAAAGTATGCAACTGCTGATTCAAGATCTGTTACATCAATATCACGAATAGCAGATGTGTTCTTTTTTAATTCTGATGTCTGAGTAATTAAATTATCTAAAGCCTTGTTTCCTTCTCCCTGCTGTACATCTCCAGCAGCAGAGCGAAGAATATCTTTTAGACTGTCATTAAGATACTCTGTTTGTAATTCTTCTAGGTGGTGCTTTGTTGCACCGATTCCAGATATTGGTTCAAAATCTCTAAACTTTTCTACAACTAGTGATACTGGTGGGACAGACTTGTTATGTTCAAAATAGTTTCTGATAAAGTTCCAGACATCATTGTGTGTTCTAAGAAGGTTGTCAATGTTTGCCTGAAGCAATACGTGAACTTGCTTGTCTTCAAGAACAGCAGTAATTAGTTTTGCTTCTGTATTATTCACTTAGCCACTCCTTAGCCATTCGTCTGCGTTCTGCCCTGTCTTCATCGTCTCTTTTTTTATCTTTTTGTGCCTGTAATATTTTTTCTGCATTGTATGCAAAGTAATTCCAAGAAGGACTCTCTGCAACTTTAAAGTAATACTCAAGTATATCGTAACAGCCTGAAATACCATATGATTCAACTAGAGCGTCTGAAGCCCATTGTTCTACATTTAGATTAAGGGATGGCTTTGATTCGTACCTTGCGGTATGATACTTACTGTATCTTGAAAGCAAAGCCATGCGGTCTTTGCGTTCGGCCATTACTCGTTTATTTCAGACTTGGCTTCGTTAATCTTTTCAGTTAATTTATCTTCAACAAACTTATACACACGCTCAAAAGCATCGTTTGTATTTTCTCCGTCACGCTTGCTATCAATGATTCCAAGATCAAGTCTTAGTGATTGAAAGTTCCCAAGGTTTAATGTGTATCCTAATGTTACAGATACTTTTGTCTCTTCGTTTTCCATTTCATACCCTTCGTTAAATAGACTCATTCCAAATTGGAATAAATCTTCCATCTTCTGTCTTCGTATATGTAATTATACCGTCTCCCATGCGCCGTGTCAACTCTTGCTGTGAGGGAGTAATGTCATTTGTTATTAATTTGTCTTTTCTTGGTCTACCAATGTGGTACGTAGCAAGTATATCACGTATCTCTCTTACCTGTGATTCTGAGTAATATGATCTAACTTGAAATCCTCTTGCACCACCTTTTTGTGAACCCGTTGGGAAAGGAATGATTCCTCGTTTCATTAATGATGGCATATATTTTTTATGACGATTAACTAAATCAGCAGTCTGGCCAACAGTGTATGCTCGTTCTCGGTTCTTTTTAAAATCACTAATTAAACAACTTTCAATTTGATCTTTTGTAATATTATAAACAGACATTATTCCATTTGATCTGTTCAAATGATGAACCCTTATAAGGTCACCATTTAAAAACCACACCTTTTTGTTTCCAGGTATTACAGAGGACTGATTGTAGCCTTCGCTCTCAATTTTTCCTTTTCTAGTAGCCACTGGCCCTCCCGTGATGCTGTTGGTGGATTTAAAAATCTTCTAGATCCACAGTACATACAAAATACTTCAAGGTGGTCTACCTTGCTGTACTGTCTATCAATAAACATTCTTCTACTGCATTTGTAGCATTTTATCATTCTTAGTTTGGTATTCCAACAATAATTAAATTCACATCTACTGACATATCACCAGTAGTACCAAATCTTACGATGCCCTCAACCTTTGAAGTGGTCACAGTTTTTAAAACAACTGAAACATTTTTACCAGCATCTGTTCCACCAACGTTGATTGGTGTTGCCGTTGCAATGGGTGCATACTTAAAATCTGTTGGAAAGTCATACGAGAATGAAACTTCTGTTCCAGCGCTTCTTGTAGAACTATTAACAACGTTAATGTACCCACCAATAATTCTTGCTTCTGAGGCTTTTATGCTTTGCTTTCCAATTCCTGGTGTATCAATTGTTACGTACTTGTAGACTGCTGGTGATATTTGAGAAGCAAGATCATTAATTGCAGTCGCCAACTGATAGATGTAAGAAACATCTAATGGTTGGCCTCGCTCTGGTAGTGGTAATTTTGCCATAGTACTATTATACCACTAGGCTAACTATTTCGGTTTCAAACAGAGTTGCGCTGCTGAATCGTTCCTTTGGAAAGGCTGGAACCTGAACTGCTACCTGAACAGAAGTTGCATACTCTGGCTTTACAACTGAATATGTTGTTGTACTAACAGATGCCATATATTTATATGGCTCATTATTCCACTTTAAATAAACATAGAACTCTGAAGTATTACTTGCTGGTGGAGTCCAAACAACATTAACGTATTTCCCAGATCCAGAGAACTCGATAGAGTTTGGAATATCCTCTTCTGGTGGATTTTTTGTTTTGTCAATTTGTGGCAATACAGGAATTTTATTCTGAACAGACCAATGAGATGTTCTATTTTTGTCTTCTGAAACAATTCTATATCTAACAAAATACGCCTGTTCGGTTCCATTATATGCTGGTAATGAAGACTTTAAAATAATAACCTTTTTGATTCCAGCATCTGGATTAGCCATTACCGAACATCCAATGCAAATCTAAATTCTATATAGTTTGTTGTATTTGATAATTTTACGATAGGCTCAGCGTTAGTATTTTTAATAACCGAATAACCAGTCATTCCATATAGTGGATTTGCAGAACTAGTATTTTCTAATCTAATAGCATCTAGGCATACATAAAAGTTTTCAGATACTGCAGAGTTGTCAGTAACGCATGTATATATTCTAACAACATCTACTTGGCTCCAAGTAAAGCCAGTACTTTTGTATAGTTCTTGGAGTTGTTTAGTTGCAACAACATATCTGTTATTAATAAAATCATGTTGTCCTACTCCAGTTCCATTATTAAGATTGACCTGGAACCTTGCCCACTCTCCAGTATTGTGAATATCTGATGAGGCAAATTCAACTAGGATCTTAACATTATCTGGTGCAGCGTCTGACTCTCCATTTTTATTAATAACAGTAAAGGCTAACTTTATCTGATCTGTTGGAGCATTTCTGTTAAAATCTAGATTTGCTCCAGTTAGGTGTATATGATCTGATGTAGGATTTACAACTAGGTTGTTCTCGGCATCTACTGTTAAAGTTGAAACGTCTCCTCTTGATACAACAATATTGTTAAAAAATCTACATCTTTCATATCTCAGTCTTCGTTCTTCATTAGTAAAAATTCTGTTATCTGCGTTTGTCTGAAAAACCTTTTGCGTTCTATTTATTACGTTGTTTTTTAAATCTCCATCCAAAGGCTCATATATAACAGGTATAGATGTGGCAGCAGTAGAGGTGTGAAATTCCCAGTTTTCATCCTGTGTGAATGCATATATTGACTTACTGTCATATGCTCCTGCAGAGGTGTTTGATCCCGCTGAAAATACAGCAACCTCAGTTATCTCATATCTTTCTTCGCTGGGAAGTTCTGCTGTCAATACAAGTTTTGTTATATTGTCTTCTGAAACATATCCACGAGATATGATTGGTGCACGGAACATCTCAAAGTCAAGTCTTACCTTCTTGGAATAGTCTCCAAGAGTTCCATCGGAATTTAATGGCTTTGCTCCACAGCCAAGAGCGATGTATGAGGCGTAGGCTGGCGCCTGCCCCAATAAGTATTTTGCTAAAATATTTTTTCCAGTATCAGTAATCATTGTACCACCCCATATATTGTATCATTATAAAATGATCCAGAATTAAGTATCTGAACCTCTACTTGTTCGTCTTCGTCTAGATTAATAACATTTATTATTAGATTTCCAGTTTCTTCTTCTATGTATACCGTTTCACCGTTAGGGCCTGTCCCAACAGATGGTATTTTTTTATCAAAGATTATTGGAAACTTCTTAAAATAACTTTCCGATGTGTCTTGTAGTGACATTATATTTTGTGGATTATACTGATAATTTAAACTTGTTAGATTTTTTATTGGCTGATAGATAACGCTCTGGCCATTAATAATATCTGATCTTGATATATTTATTATTTCCTGGCCCCCGATATCCTCAAAAATTAGATCTGTCATGACCTCAATTGGCATAGACTCATCGGTTATGAGTATGATGTCTTTTGATGCTGCTAGGACGCCAGTGGATGCCGATGAAGGGGTTGGGGCTGGTAGGTTTGGTAATGCGTCAACCATCTTAAACCTCACTCAAATAAACAGTCATATCTGGCCCCTCTGAACTTTTAGCATAACTTATATTATATACTACAAATCGATCTTTAGGGTCTGATACTTGGTTAACACCAAGACTGTCTGTGTAGTCAACAGTCACAATATCTCCAAGTTGAAGTGTTGGAATAGCAAATATTTTTAAGCCAATAGACCTTCTAGGCTTAACCACCTTATTTACAATCCACTCCATTAAACTGTTTGCGTCGTCTTGAGTTTGTATGTATGGTGTTTCTAAAGAAAAATCTTTTTTGCCATATGTCATTCTACTAACCTTGATGTCTTTAAAATCATTGTCGTATTTTATTGGTGATTTGATTAGGTTTGAGCCAGATATATTTGGATTAGAAAAGTCACTGTTTTTATTAAAGAACTCATCCATAGTTAACTGATGCTGAGACTCTTGAGTGAAAGTTACTCCCTGAATTCTTAAGTAGTTTCCAGTTGTTTCATCTAGGCTAAGGGCTGTGTCTGTAGCATTAAATATTAAAAACTCTGCACCATAAGATCCTGCTCTAAATCCAGACACTGTGTACCCCTTAATTCTATTAAAGGTTGGTGATAATTTTGCATAAAGTGCTGGATAAGCCTTGTCATATCTTACATTAAAATATGCTGCCTCTCTCATAATTGATCCAAACTCTTCAAAGTACATATTGTATGCTGGTGGTTCTGACGGACTTATTCCTGAAAGATATGTTGACTGGACTATTCCACTCATTGCGTACTTCCTAAATGACTCATTGGCATCAATCTCTTGATCATCTACAGCAGACATCACTGGTGTATCTAATGCAAAGGTAGTATTTTGGGTATAGTTATTTGTAAGTGCATATAGGTTTTCAAACATACACCTTGCAGAGCCTCTAACAAACATTGCCATATTGTTATAAACTGGAAGCGGTTCTTTGTCATCAACTGTTGCAACTAGCCTGTTATTTATGTAAAGGAAAAATCTTCTTATGTTTCCAACATTTTGATACTCTACAGCCAAATCATAAACAGTTGGATTTTCTTCTCCAACCATTCTTGATTGACCAGTAAACTTACCATCATCAACAATAATATTTGTTAGTCCGCCCCAGAGTTTGACTGGTATAGCCTTAGATGTTGCTGAGTCTCTCATTACTTTATAAAAAAGAACATTGTCTAAGTTTTGTGCTGAGTCGCTATAACTATTAATATTGTTTTCAGTTAAAGCCAAAATTTCAAAATAGTAACCAACGTTTGTTTCTGGATTAAGCATTACTGCAAGGCCACCAGATCCTGCACTAATATTAATGTTTTGATCTGGAGAGTTACCAGTTACAACAAAGTAAGTATCACTTCCAATAGGAGTTTGCCCACGGTTTGTATTGTTTTCAATTTTTCCAACAATTCTCATTCTTGTTCCAAAATGTTTATACTTGTTGGTTAACTTTTTATGTACGTAAGATACAAAGTCAATACCCTTGTCAGTAGTAGTAAAGGATGGGCCATTAAGAATAAACGCAGATGATTGTATTGTTCCACTTTGTGTTGTTAGTAGTCTATTGATGTCTGTTTCTGTTCCATAGTACTGTGAAAGAAAGTTTTTTATTATGCCCGTTCTGACCGTCTTTTGTGCTAATGTGTTGTTAACTCCCGCTGCCAATGTGTCCAATGTTAATGACTCTGTTTGAGCATCAATAGATGTTGGGTCTGCAAGGCTAAACAGCAGTTCTGATCTCATGCTGCAGCCACGTACTGATTCGTTTGATGTCCAGTATGGGTTTAGTCCAGCAACATGCTCTACTACTGGAGTTCCAAACTGTCCTCTTCCGTGTTTTGATACTGCTCCATTTTTTAACTTAACAACACCACCAACTGTTTGGTAATTAGGAACAGAATAAATTCTAACAAGCCCTGTTGGATATATCTTTCCGTTATGCCCTAGTTTTGAAAAATAGTTCTGATACTCAAGAACATCATTTATCCAAACATTCCCATATCCAGTTACACTGTATTCAACTGCATCGTATTTTATTATCTCTGAATTAGAATAAAAATATCCATTGTATCTTGAAAGCCAATAGACTCCTTCTCCAAGATCCATAGTGTTGTTTACTACTACATTATTTATAACTGAAGGCTCAGAAGATGAAAGGTTAGAGTTCATTGGTATTGCACCAAGAACGTAACTTGACTGATTTTTTGCCTGATCATTAATTGATTTTGTATTTTGATCTCCCGCAACTTCCCAAAGAAGTGCTGGCTTGTATATCCAGGTTTTTTCTTTATCAATTACGCTTGCTTGCTTAATAGAGCCATAAGTTTTTTGTATATATCTTGTTTTATAGTTAATGCTTCCATCATTAAAGATATCACTGTTTTGAGAAGATATAGAAATAATGTTCGCAAGTTTAGTTTTAGTTATTTTGTTTTCTACTACTCCATCGTCAACTGAGTCTTTTGATCCAGACAAAACAAAGTCTGTTGTTCTTTGACTTTCTTCAGGCAATATATAATTTTTGCTCATCATGACAAAGTTGTTATACTCATCAAAGAACATGGCGGTCTGCGTTGATACTGCCAGTTCATTTAGTATCTGTGCTACTGTTTGGTCTGGTGGTATAAAGAAGTAAGGGATAATTGGATCTTTTTCTCCAACTGTTCTTTTAAATACATAATTAGAAAATCCGATAGAGTCTAATAGCATTGATACAGCAGATGTTAAAGATGCATTAGTTGCTAAAGTTTGCGGTGCAGTTAATGATTCAAAATAAGAAAACATATCTCTTAGTTTTAAAGATACTTGTCTGTCGTCTGTGTTTGATTCTGGAAACCCTTCTGTGTACATTGTTTTCATTGGAACAAAATAGTCATATCCGTCAACATTAATAATAACTTCATACATTTTTATTTGTATATTTTTTGTTATATAATTTTTAATTATACTGTTTTTATTGTTTAAGTTGAATGCTTGGTCATAGTCAAAAAGTCTAAGGCTTCCGTTAGAAGCCAATAATTGACCAACAGGCAAACCAGAAATTCCAAGATCTGATGCTGTTTTTGTTATTGAAAAATCAGTTGTTTTTGTAGAAAGGTCTACTGCTAATCTTGGAGAAAGTTCAATAAGATCAAATACCGAGTCTGACCTTGTCATTGTGTCTACAACAATTCTAAGGCCATCTATATAATCAAACTCTCTGTATGTATTTAATCCATCTGAAGAGTTGGTAAACTTTACTGGTGATGTTAGGTCCGTAACAAAGTTAGAAAGCCTATTTGTTTCTTCTTCAGAAATATCCCAACCGTATTTTGGAACAAAGGTTTCATATTTATTCTCAAACCATATATGGTAAACGCCAAGATCTGAGTCATTTGCTTTAATTAGATAAGCATATCCTTTTATATTTTTTGCTGGTAGAAAATCAATAGACGAGTACTCTTCTGCTTTAATGAATGAACTTCTATATCTCTCTGGTACTATTAGGCCATATGATAGTTCAACATATCCATCATTGGAAATTAGTGGGGTCCCGTCTTTTTTTGTAGATGCTGCTGTAAATGATTTTGCATCTATCCAATTATTATTTTTTAATACTTGAATCTTCCATTTTAATGGAGTTTTTTTATTAGAGTTGCCAAACAATGGATCAACAAAAGATCCAGCAGAGTTAGAAAATGGACCAAGGTCTACTGATCCAATATGCGTTTGCATTTTTACAACAATTCTATTTGATGGAATTGAATTTTCATAAACAATAAATGGGGCTGTATCTTGTATATAGTTTTGACCATTTATAACTTTGTTTGATATACCATATTCAGATCCACCTTCAGTTCTATAGGATGACCAGTATTTAAAAGTGTCTCCTTTGTCTGGCATATAGTATCTTGGTCTATCACACATACTTGAGTTTGCGTGATGTAGATATGACTTAGAAAAGTACTGAGCCTTGTTAATTCCAGATCTTGGTCTAAATTTACCAAAGCAGTCTTCTAAAGAATAAAATAGTTTTACTTTTTCTTTTTTAGGAGTTAAAAACATTGGCTGATTTAAGTCGTCTACCCCACCATCAATTTTTATGTCAGCATCTGTGGCACCGTAATAAAACTTTACAGCAGTTTCTTCTGTCTCATTATTATCAAAACTATTAATCAAACTGTAATAAACTGATTCTGGCTCTGCTGGTCTATATCTATAGTTGCCAATTTTCTTTATGTTGTTTGGAATGTTCATATTCCATTCAGCAATAACCGCAGACTGTGTTCTAATTACAGAAGAGGTTTCTAGATGATTTTTTAATTCATCATTCTGGAACATTCTATGCCTCTTCCAGTGTTACTGATATATTCCAAAAATCATAATTAGAGTTTCCACGTTTTACAACTGTGTACTGAAATGAAGATAAGAACATTTCAATAACTTGATTGTACTGCCCTAGGTGTCCGTAGGCTGCATCATCTTTACCAAAATTAGAATGCTTGTCGTATGAAAGGTATACCCAGAAAGATCCCTGGTGATTCTCATACCAGTCAAGCATATCAACTCCACCTGCTCCTCCGTCTGTTGTATATTGCATAT